ATTAACAACTATCCTCAAAACAGTCCTAAATTGCTGCGAAGATCCTCCACCTGCCAATTGATTTACTCCAGGAACAAAAGATTTTCCGCTCAATAGTTCCTGATCCAGAAAAAAACCAATTTCTTTTGTATTTAGAGAGTTTGTGATTTTCTTCAACTGCTCAACAATAAATGGACGAGCATTTTCCCATTTCTCAGGTATAACGTCATATACCGGAACGTAACTTTCTAGATTTTGACTATCCATGCCTAATGTCATTATTTACCTATAGCTTGCCAATAAAGATTAGTTGGTAAACTAGAACTGGACAATATCACCTGAAATTGTGTGGCTGTAATGCTTCCGTCCTGTATCGATATCATTTTATCTGTCGTGTCCGATCGAACATCACCTAACGTTATGGAAAATACATTCGCTGCACTTGAATAGGCTACAGGAAACGTAATAACCGCCCCATTGGTGGGAGACGGAAGAATTCCATATTGAAAGAGAATTCCGCCAGGAAGGAATGTCCAACCACCTTTAAGTGTAGCGTGTGCACCATCGTAATTGGTTGCGGTTGCGAATTTAGCAATCGACGCATCCATGGATCTAGTTAACTGATAATCATTGTTTCCTGTATCGGATGTATAAACTAATTGGCTCTGACCATTCAAAGTTTTTGTGTATATCGCACCTTGAGCAGACTGTATTGAAGGTGTGGCCTGATTAGGCATTTGTACAAATTTATGCACCCCAGAAATTCCTCCTGGAGGAACACCGCTGGTATCTGAAAAAGGAACATGGTTGACTCCATAAGCTATATCTAACTGCTGGAAATTTGCTTGCAGATTCAAATAATCCTGGAGTAGTTGAACGGTTCCAGTTGGTATATTAGGCTGATATGTAGGCATTTTAATTCTCCTATATCTGTGTTAGGCGCCCACCACGTCGGAGCCATAAGGTTTGAGCATCAATTTGTATTTTCAATTGTTGCGACTCTGAAGCCATCTGAGCATTGTTGAATTTGTATTGCAAAGTCAAAAAATTGGCTCTCGTCGGACAAAACACACGCTGCCAATATTTGGTTCCACCGACTCCATTTAAATCAGATTTTGACATTGGTATGACGGCGTTGAAAAATCCATCTGCCGGCGCGTTTGGATCTCCATTGTCGATTTGATTTTGAGGTTTTGTGTTAGATGAGGTTAAATCATCATAATCTAGAAATACATTCAAAGAGAAAGAGCCTGGAGATTCCTGAGATGATGTTAATATGTCCAGATAACCCATTTGGATACTCTGACCATCGTCAATAAAATTGAACTTCTTACTTTGGATTGTGAAATTTTCTCTGATATTTATTAACCCGGAACCCACATATGTTCCAGATGGTGTAGCGACTACGTTCAAATCAAATAAATCAGTGACAGAATTATAGGAAAATATCGTGAAATTGTTAGCATCTGTAACGTTAATTCCATAAATACCTCCATTTAAACTTGAAAATGGTGTGGTTGCGGGTATTCCGCTTATTCCTACCACAAACCCCGACATCATATTATGATTAGGTGATGTAATTGTGACTGTAGATCCCTGAGTAATATTTGATATGTACAAACTGGGATCATTTACCGTTTGATTGTTGAGAATTTCAACAAAACCTTGTTGATTTCCTCCAAGAATCTGAGGATCTGATTGAGGCTGATTTATCCAACTGAAATCACATTCTATCCATGGGATATCCGTATTTATCCATGTTCTACTAGTCTGCTCCTGATAATTTCCTAATGTAGTCAGACTATCATTAAAAAGTGCCCAGGAATCATTTTCATAGTTGTAAACCAATCTGATATTGGGAAATATCCATGATGTAGACGGCACATGAGCATCATAAGATCCGGCTAATGTTACCGTCCAATACGCCAACCTATTTGGAAAGTCTCTTATGCCTTGTACTCTTGCGACACCGTTGTTTAGAGAGTTGAATTGAAACACGAAATCAGGGATCTTGATATCGATCCTATCCGATTTATAGCTGTCACATTCAACTATTCCCTTATCTCCTATGCCAACTAGAGACGTGTCAAATTGAACCGTAGAAAATGTGCTTTCTGCGCCCAATTCAGAGTTGACTTTCTCTATCTGGAATGGAGAAATAGATCTTCCCGTATATCTAAGTTGCCAAGTAGATCTTTCGCAATAGATGACTAAGTTATCTCTTACAAATCCTACAGATATGATATCTTCTGATGTCGGAATATCTAAAAATCCACCTTGACCTCTAATATCTGATCTCCAAGACCCTGTTGCGGGAGGGCCAGCTGCATATGCGATGAAGGGATTTCCAATCGTTGACCAACGTATCCTATTAGAATGATTCAAACTGCTAGTTGCATTTGGTCCTTCCCAAGTATTAAATGTGACCATTCTCCCACGAAACGGAAGATTACAAAGCCAATTTGTTAGAAAATTAGTTGCATCGATTTGACTCCAAGCAGATGGAAAAAAATCTACCCAAGTTGTCCCATCTGTGATTCTAGGAGGATCAGAATTTGCTCCAGAATGACCGCTATTATTTGTCACCCAAAACAATTTCGCATTGGATGTTCCAAATGGACTATTTGGCGTTCCGCTCACCCAATAGTTAGTAGACCAAAAGAAATCGATTCCGGAAATTGGCAATCCTGCTGCATTCCAAGTGGTGCCCGGTATGAATTCTTGAAATTGACTCGTTCCGGAGTTGAATATGTAGGCGTATTTCTGATCAAAGAAAATAGTTCGATCATTGGCGCTATTCGCTAGTTCTTCCACTCTTATTCCCATTACCGGAAGACCAGGATAATATTGAATAGTCCCCGTTAACGCTTCCGCACCACCTGCATTTATAGTTAATAACCCAGTTGAATAATTAACACTTCCACCGGTTCCAGTTCCTCCAGTAGCAGTTAAAACCCCATTTTTTGAAGGATCTGTATAGGTAGTGCCATCGGTCGTACCGACTATATTAATGCTTCCGGGAACTATTGAAGCAGTAGAACCCAGACTTAAAGCTGTTATTAGATTTACCGCCCCCGCTGTTAAAGAAGTCGATACAGTTGCTGATCTTTGAAGCCTTCCTAGTAAACTAAACCCCTTCTTACGAAGGATTCTTTCTCGAAAGATATAAGCGTTTTGCAAAACTGGATAAGCGTCATCCGGAAGAATGAATTCCTCTCGGTTTTGCACCAAACCGGTTTCGTAGGCTTTAATGTAAAGCGGTTGATACGCTGCCATTATTGTAATCCAGCTCCCCCATATCCTCCATAAACTGAATAGGATTGCGTAGAATTGAATAATTGATAGTTTGGAGTACCAATCTCCTCAATTCCTTGTCGCTCCAATACAAGAGCTTCCTGACGCATAAAACCTTCCTCAAGATTTGCCACCCCTTCCATGTCCTGTCTATCTCTCAGAATTTCTCTTGCAGCTCCATAAGCTATAAGCTGTGCCCATTGATTGATGATTGGGGAGTCTGTAGACTGCATAAACTGAACAGGAGTAAGGTACGTTTCGACTTCAATTTTGTGTATAAGTTTGGGAACTGGTCTTATCGTAAATTCATTATTCCAAAATAGGAGGCAATAGGGTCTTCCTGGCTGGTATTGACTAACCCACAATGTCATTTGGGTTCCTGCTGCTGGAGCAACAGGAAACTCAATGTTAAATAAACCAGACACGTAATTGACAGATCCAATGGCATTTGTGAAAGCACCTGTTTGCGTTCCTTGGTAGTTTAATCCAGGATTTCTAGTGTTTTGGTTGTGCATGCCAGGTATAGGGGGAATTCCATTTTGATTGTAAATCGGCACTGTAGTTACAGGATTTGGTATTTCAAGCAGTAGATTCCCATTTCCATCATCATTTACGGATATGGGATTTCCATTCACATCTACACCACCTAAAACCACCTCTTTGCTTAGGAAGGGACCGGCAATGGTAAAGGTGAATATTTTGGTCATCCCATCGCCTGATATTGGGGTAAACTTGGTTGGCCATCTCGGCCATAGATTGAAAAATTGTTGTCTGTCTTTAAATAAAGTCCCAAGAATTCCTTCAAAATAAACAGGTGCTCTAACACCTTGATTGAAATTTACGTCTAGTGGGTATCTATCTCGATTGGGCTCGGTAAAAAAAGTATATACAGATCTTTGCTGATCTATTTTTATTCCATATGGGAAGTCAGTATTATAATAATTATTAATGTATTGATCGATATCGGCAGTGCTTAAAGCAGATTCACTTGCGGAAGCTGTTAACCTTCGCACTTTTTTACGTATGAAAACGACTGTTGAATCTCCCGGAGCTACTGCCGACATAATTAATCCTTATTAAAAAGAAACTGGAATCAATTTATGTTCCCAATCGCCTTCCATATCTTTATCTAGAGGCGACCCATCTCTGTTTACTTTTTCACCATCAACCTCTAGAAGCCCACTCCTCTTCATGTTCTTCATTTCGTTAACTTCTTTTACGAAGCCAAGTGGAAGCTCGTAAACTTTTCCTGGAATGAGGTGATACATTTGAATTGGATCTCCTGCGTATCTGCAATATGGTTTAGTCAATCTCTCATGCTTTCCTTTTCGATTGACGTATTCCATCTTGACGATTCTCGAATCTTCTTTTTTCTCTTTTTCAAGCTTGGCTTTGATTGTTGGAGACATGTGTTTGAAATCATTATTCTCCACACTATTTGTTAGTGTGTTGATCAAACCGTGTTGCTCACCTGATGCTGTTGCTTGTAATATAGCCATGTTAATTACC